GAAAAACCTAAACATGAAATACCAAGAAGCCAGCGCCACATAGGTAAGTCTGACGGAACACCAAGTGCATACATTCCGCATTGCCATAAGAACATTGCAAATGCTACTAAGCTAACTAATTTAACTGTTTTCATGCCGCTAACCTTTCACTTTCACCTCTATAAAAATTACCTGCTTTAATACGCGCATTTTGCGTTTCGTAGGCGCTCTCAAACATTCCAAAGCTGCAACGCTCTAACTGCCAGTTGTGTACCTTAAGTGCGAATTTCATAGTGTCTAAATCGGGGCCAAAAAATCCAAGCTTTCCAGTGTCTAAGAAACGCATTTTGCTTCTCTGCAAAGCATCACGCGCCGCATACAATTCATCTAAATATTCTTTGCCTAGACCTCTTTCAGTAAACACTAGCGAGATATTGATAACATCACATAGGATCGTAAAATCATTCGGGCTTAGGTCTATTCCAAACTGCATGGCATTGAGTGAGGTAACTGCGCTTTGGCACAACTCTCTTTGTTCATCTATCGTTAATGGCTGGTGCTTTTTAATCACGTTTAATCCTGCCAAACTGTTGATGCGATGCTTGTTAGGGTTAAATGCTTTGGTGCGTTTCTTTTGCTTTTTCATACCTTATGGCCTTTGGATCGTCTAATCTCTTTGCGATTTTTGCGTTCGCCGCCTTTTACCTTTTTATGCTTTGCCATGATTAACCTCTAACATCTATTGCATAAACCGCTACTGGATTACTTCCAAAGTGTTTATGAGTGATTGTTTTAATAACTGAACCGCGCCACTTTCTTACAATTCTTTTGCTCTGGTCATCTTTCTTTGGGTAACCAAGGCAAATAACAACGTTGTCGTAATACTTCTCAAGTCGCTTTTTCCAGTAGAGTGTGCACAATCTAAATTCTTCTGGCTTAGTGCCATCGCGCATTTGTTCAAAATATTCACGTTTAACGTGTAGTGTTAAATCAGCCATGATCTACCTTTCATAAAATTGGTGATGGGTACCAGTGCTGTGTTTCTGGCTCAGTGCTTCGGCGCGTTTACATAGCAGTTAAATAAATTAACCTACTCCCTTATAAGCACTTATCTCTAAGTTACCGTTTGCGCATCAGCCTGCGCATTACCCATCAATTAAACCGACTTAACCCCAGTGAGGTAGCCTACGCATTGGCTTTAGTGATGCGCCACGTTATAAAGTCGGCTTAATTCATGTGACTGCTTACGCCAGTCAATCGACTTCGATTTAATAAAGAACGCTCGAAGTTACACGCCGTTTTATTACGCCGCCTTCAACTCACCAAACGATTGAGCCAACCAACGCTCTGCGGTCTTTGCCTCAACTTTGTATGTAGTAGCTACTAGGGCGATGATTGCTTGAGCAGTAGGGCGCTTAGCGTTTGCAATTTTCTGTATTGGTTCTGCAAACACATTCTTAAAGTCAGATTCGTTAAATGTCGCGTCAACAACAGCACCGTCATCGTTCTTAGCCTCTGCAATAATCTTCGCTTCAAGCTCTTGGCGCGCTTTGATTTCAGCGGCCTCTTTAGCGGCTTTCTCTTCAAGTTCTGTATTTAGCAAAACAGCCTTTTGCTTCAATAGAAACTGCATTGATTTTGATGCGGCGGCCAGTGCCTCTTCGGTAAATTCTTGATACTCTTTTTCAGTGATAGAGATTAGTTCAAGCTCTTCTGCAAGCGATGCAAGCTGACTAGAAAAGTCACAATCAGATCCTTTAATGATGTAGTTCTTAATGTTCTGGATCTTTGCTTTGATGCCATCCACACGCGCAGCCTCTTTAGCCTGTTCAGCCGCTTCCGCTTCTGCTGCTTTGTTTTGTGCCTCTAACTGCTCTTGCGCTTTTTTGCCTGCTAGAATGCTATTAAGTGTTTCCAGCGCACCTTTAAGTGCATATTCAGCCTCAATGAAGCGCTCACCGAACTCTGCAGGTGTAGGGATTAGCGGTGATAGCTCCGCGATAGCCTCTTCAATGTCTGCCACTGTTTTATTCATCACACCAAGAGGCTTGTTTTTGATGGCATCAATCTTGTTTTGAATAGCGGCCTTTGCCTGTTCTTCGGCTTTTAGCTTCGCTGCTTTTTCATCCTCTAGGCGTTGCTCTTCTGCTTTAATGTCTGCATCGAACTTTTCTTCATGTGCCTTAACCGCCGTTTCAATCTCGGTGTATGCTGATTCCAACAATTTACCAATAGCTATAATTGGCGCTTTACGTGCTGCACGCTCTTTATCGCAATCAAGGCGAATAGTGCGGAATAGGGCGCGACATTCTTTAGCCGTTGCCATGCCTTCTTTAGTTGCTATGGCATAAGTTACTTTTGATGAAGATTTAATCGCTGCCTGTAGGCGGTTACTGAATGGCTCATATACTGCTGCAACGTAAGTTTTTGGGTCTAGCGTAACCAACTCTTGGCTAGCAATTTTTTCTGCTTCTACTGTTTGTAATGGTGCGTTCATGATGTTTTCCTTTGGTCGTAATTATTTAAAAGTGCTTCAATGGTTTCTGGCTTGAACTTATCCAGCTTTTCCCTTACTTCACCTTCTGCTACTAATACTGTTTTCTCTAAATTTGCGATGTATTTGTCATCGCGCCATACTCTTTGTATGTATAGCTTTGCGTGCTCTGGCATTCGCGGATCAAAGCTCACCCAATCCCACCAATCAAACTCGTAGCACCAGATGCAACCTTGAACCTGCGGCATAAACTCTTTTTCGTTCATTCCATTTATAAAGCGGTCAATGTGAATTTTTGGGTCTTTAGGGCACTTAAACTCTGATCCACCTTTTTGCTCTGAAATAAGACCATCTGGTGAAACCCCTACAAAGCTATAAACAGGATGGTCTTTAAACTGCGCTTGAGTAACTCTGTTTCCTGTATAAAAGCTATATGCTTGCCTTGCGAAAGGCTCTACATCACGACCCCATTTAAGCGCGTAGGAATCCATGCCAGTATCAATATAATCATTGGTTAGACGCTCCACTACGATCTGATTGATTAGGTCTGTGTAAGCCTTATTTCCTTTAGCTAACACATCTACAAAGCGAGAGCCAGTAAACTTTCCAGCACGCGCCTTGTACCAATCTTCGGTTCTTTGCTCTGGGCTGATTAGATTCTGGTTCTCAAACATTATTGATCTGCCTCTGTTTTGTTCATTTGATCTACAAAGTCAGCATCAACTGCAGGCTTTTGGTTAAGGTCTGCTTCCTCAGCTTTAGCTAAGATTCTTAGGTATTCAGGCTCACCAATAAGCACTCTTTCTTCACGCGCTGTTTTTTTCCATTGGGTCAAGAATGGCGCACTGCCTTTTGCGGCAAATGCTTCAAGCGCGTTAATCAATCCTGCGCGTTGCTCTTCTTGGCCTGAATCAATTACACGGCCTTGTTGCTGCTCTTGAGCTTGGCGACCATATTCAGCGCCGTTACGTGGGCGAGGCGGTGCAGCGTTAATGTCTTTAATTGGTGAATCTAACAATTCATCGTATGTGTAAACGCCAAGGATTGCAGAAGGGGCATAAAGTCTTGACCAGTTTTTTACCTGCAAGTAGCTCATCTGCTGTTTTACGTTTGTTTTCCAGAGAGGACTATTTTTAGTGGTAACTGAATTACTGTTTAGCCACTCGCCCCAAGTGATTTCACTCTGTCCACGAAGAACCGCTCCTACTCTGCAACTAACAGACATAGACGCACCGCTGCCTACTTCATCTTTATATTCATAGCTGAATGTTCCAGATATGGCTTTGCTTGAACAAACAACAGCATTAACTAACTGCGCCTCATACCCCAAGGTGCTGCCAACCAAGTGTGTTTTTTGGGCGACAGTGAACGGATCCATGCCCCAATTCATTGATTGCATGACAACTGCAGCACAATCACCTTCATTGCCTTGCAAATGTTTAGGAATGCTAACTTTGCTTGATGCCATTAACTTCGCTATTTTTGTAACTCTAGCCATGTGGTCATCACTGCTCATGATTGACAGTGACGACAAGCGACTTGGCTCAATAGTGTTAAGTTGAGAATCTTGCTGTACTGCTAACTCTGTATTTGCTTCCATTTGATACCTTTCTTAATCGGGACTATGCCGATAGTTGAAAATCCTAAATACTTACTTTTATTGCTCTCAAAAAACTCTTAACTATTCCGCTGCCAAACTCGCGGCAATAGAGGTAATGCTTGATAAAACTCATATCTTGCTCACTCTGCTACATTCGATTGATGCGTCACTTCCTGACATTTCAACATTGCACCAACCATCTTTAAACTTTGCATTTGCACGCTTATCAATCTCAGCGTTTAACTGTTGCTGGATGTGTGTTGCACCGAAAAATACCAAGGCAATAATCAGCGCCCATAATATTGAGTAAAGTGTTTTCATAGCGGATGCCTCGCTCTAATCTTCTTCATCAGTTGCATGTTGTAATCAAGCTTGTTTGGTGCGGCTTCATAGCCAGCTTGGTACTCTGCAAACTCGTTGGCGTGCTTGTTTTCAGATTCTTCAAACACCACACGCTTGTTGCCGTCTTGGTCAATGATGTATTGCTCTAGTAAGGGCATGATTAAGCCTTTCTAGCCTCAAGCATTGCATCTGCTAGGCTGTAAGCCATTCGTGCTATGGATTTTTGTGGACCTAGTGTTTTAATGCTATTCACAGTTTCCAAGCGTTCAGGATTGCTAAGAATTAAACCAAGCGATTGCGCCGCAAAGTAGTCGCGTAACGTCATGCCTTGGTCAAAAGCGTACATTCCACAACCATCGTCACCATTTGTTCTAAGCTTTTGATTTGGAAATGCCGCACCACCTGTATTTGTATCAGCCATGACTAAGCCGCCTCTGGCGATGTATGTGCCATCATCTGGCGCTGTGCTTCACGCGCTTTCTTAGCTTCTTTCTCAGCACGTAAGGCGTCTAAACTGGCTGGTTTATGTACCAACACCTTGCCTTGTGATTTAAAAGCTTCTACGGTCTTATCTGTGCCGATAACAGCTACCTTATTTGCCTTAACCTGCATGGCTTGCATCGCTAAACCTGATTGCAATATGTTCATTTCATTCACCTTAAAAAGTGGGCTACTCACTCGCGCTTTCGCCCATAAACTTTGGGGAAGTATCGAAACGGTGTTTTGTTGCGATGTGTGAATATTACTAAATGGTAATTATCGTGTCAATACCATTTGGTAATTTATTTTAATTATTTTTATAGTGAGGAAATTTAGACGTAAAAAACCGCCTCAGTGGGCGGTTAGTGAGCTGTACGATTTTTGCGTATAACTGAATGGACGTAAAAAAACCTGCCGAAGCAGGTTGGTTAAAAGTTTAAATGGGCCATGAGATTTTTATTACCCCTTTGATCCATAGAGTTAGAAGTATACTAAATAAAGCCATAATTACGGTGCTTCCTCCAATTAGTAACAATCTCCAACTAGTTAGTGAATCAACCTTTGGCTTCATCTCATCAATGGATTTTGTAAGCTGCTTCACTGATACGTCAAGTGTTGCATATTGCCCTTTCGTTTCGGCGCTTAAAATAGCAGTCTTGCTGTTGACTTCAATAGTGTTTTTAATGAATGCATCTACAGCTTTTGTTATTTCTGCTTTAGAGTCAGCCGCATGCTTATTCATCTCTATTCGCATTTCATTGATTGCTTGCCTAGTGTACTCAACCTCTTGAGTGAAGTAGCTTGAATCTGCTCTTGGGGTTGGTTTTGTAACTGCCTCACTTTGCGGAGGGGAGTCTGCATCATGTCCAGGTTGATTTGCCATTGTTATTCCTCAAACCTAGCTTTTAGCCATTCCCACATAGATGAATTTCCAACGCCCCAGTAGTAATCAAAAGGTACAACAAGGGTGGATCCAACGTATGACTTTTGTTCCTCAGTTTTTCCTTGAGTGATAAACAGTTTGTCGCAAAGTTCCTGATTTGTTCCGCTAAAGTTTATTAAAAAACCTGCGCCAGAAGGTAGAGCGTACGTATTGATATTATCATCAGGGAATACCTCACTCACAGACTCTGAGAGTCTTGCAATGTTATTGGCTAGAGGAATTGCAGCGTATATTGTCATTGAGTTATTTTAATAAATGTATTGGCTAATATGCTTACATAGAGTATTGATTGTAACACAAATTCAATTTGCCAATTGGCGCGCAGTGCCATTGCTACTAGATTGCCACATCAATAATAGGCACTGGAACATTAGCACCACCTTGTACGAATGGCGATGCTATTGTAGCTAGTATGCGTTTAACTTTAATGATCCCATGTTGCGATCTATTAATACTCATAACAATCAGTAGTATTCCCGATAGTAGTGCAGGATGCATTTCTAGGCCTATTTCTTAATGCAGAATCTGCGCCACGATTGTAGCCTGAGATAATTGCATTAACAGCATCCCATAAGCCTTGAGATACTTCAATTAATTATCTTCTATTTGGCTTGGTGAAATATGTACTCTTCTTGGCTTTAGTTCTTCATCTATTATTTTTTCAAACTCATCTTTAAGCTTGTTATTTTTTGTGATTACATGCAAGCCATAGAAATACGATGAAAGCACCAATACAAATATTTCTAATAAAACCATCTCTATGTAAACAAAGGCATCAGAACCATTATCAAACTCTGGTAAGTTAAAGATGAACCCATAGCCAAAATGGTACAAAGTATTAGGGCCAACATAATTTAAGTACGGAGGAAATACCAATGCTAAAATAATAACTACTACCATTAATCTAGGAGGGAATCCATTTTTTAAAATAGTATTAAATGTCATTAGATGGCGCCTTTATTTTATGATTTCTATTCATATTTTCCGTATCTAGGTTGTACATCTTCCACGCTTTGTGCGTCTTGCAAAGAAGCGTCATCAAACATTATTCCAGTGCAATTCATTTTATATTGATTTAAGTTAGCGTTGCTGTTTTAGTTTATTTGTGCGAACTTATTGACGTGAACTGTAATATCAACCCTGCCGTTTAGCGTATATTTCTTTGTTTTGCTGTCGTAAGTAACTTTTAAGCTGAGTGATTCTGAACCTCTAACAACATCAAGTGCTATATAGCTTGCTAGTATTGCGTTTGGCAAAATTAAAAAATCAGATTTGTTTGGGTTTCTAATTACAAAAATGTAAAAAGTGTTACCCGCATTATTTGCGTCAAATGCTTTTCTTTTAATTGTAAACAAGTAATACCCATCTCTACCGCCAGTTGTTTTTACTTGTATATGAAAATACTTTCCAACATCGTTTGCTGCAACAATGTCTATCCCTTTATCAACCATCATCATGGAAACGTTAAAGTTTCTAAACAAAAGCTCCGCCATTACTGCCATTTCGCCAGCTTTGCCAATATACCCTGTATCTTCTGATTGAGTAGGCTCAGGTGTAGGAAATAAGTCTGGCTGCTTAATAATTCTTTTAAGGCGATAAAAACCTTTCCTATAAACTCCTTTTGCGCTTTTTACTCTTGTAAATTTTGGTTTTTCTGTTTTTGTATTTGCAAGCAAAGATGAATTTAACTTCTTTGTAAATTCCTCAAGAGTTAAATTTACTATCAACCCTTTATTTGCAGCAGTCATTGCTATTTCATTAACGTGCATAGGCTTATTGCCATCTTTTAAAACAATCTCTGCAATGTCTAAAACATGTAATGAATTGCTCACATTAAACCCTATTCTTAATTTTTCTAGCCGGCACTGGATAAGCAACGTAATACATCCAAACAATCTGATCAGGTGTAAACGTATAAATAACTGGGTCACCATAACTCGATAGCACTACACCACCTCTGCGTGATATTAATTTCTTAAGCATCACCTGGCCTGTAGTTAGTTTAATCAATACATCATCTTCAAGCTCTGGTTCAGTGTCAGGCTCAACCAACGCATAGCCGCCATGATGGTATTTAGGAATCATTGAGTTTCCATCAACCCTAGTGATAAATGCATTCTTATCACTTGAATACACTTCACCATACTCATCATGACCATTACATAAACGGCCTTCATCTGTAAATAATCTATCTGGTAAACCGCCCATAGCTTTTCCGTAAACAGGAGGGTAAGACAAGCTTGCTTCTACTTTGTAACTATTCGGCGGCAATTCTTTACTTGTAAATTCATTTGCAATGATGCCATCCAAATAAAATTGAGGCATTCCTGCACTCAATTCTAAGCTTCTTGCTTTTTTCTCACCAAATGACTTATCACGCAATAAGCCTGACAACTCCCCTTGATTGATGCCTGTTACATCAACGAATTTTGCCTGAGACCCCTCGCATCTTTCATCAATCCATCTGCGTAAGTTCTCACGTCTTTTATCGGCTGTTTGGCTTCGGTTATCCATAAATTTTAATTTAACTGTTATTTACCATTTAGTAAAACACCAAAAGGTAAATAATTCTTGCAAATTAAATTACTATTTGGTAATGTTTCGTTTATGGACAAATTACGCGAATTTCTCAATTCACTTACCACCGCTGAGCAAGATAATTTTGCTATCAGGTGCGGCACAACTATCGGTTATTTGCGCAAAGCAATTTCAGAAGGAACCACCTTTAAATCTGAGCTTGTGGTGAACATTGAGCGCGAATCGAACAGAGCCGTATTGGTTGAAGATTTGTCGCCTAATGTTGACTGGGCTTTTATAAGAACCGCCGCATAAATCCCATGCAAAAAAATTACTAAAACAGTTGGTTGAGAGGTTTTGTATATGACAAAAGGTATTTCATTTAGTCGCTCAAGCGAAGCCTGCATTCTAGGTAAATGCACTGCTGAAATCCCAAAGGTGCGCATTCCAGAGGAAACACTGGAAATTTTACACCGCAAAGCGCGTGAAGCTGGTTTTGGTTCGTTAGTTGAATACCTACGCATGAAAGCCCTTATTGATGCACATGGATTAGACACAATTCAAAGGTTACAGCAAAACCGTTTGAATCTCATTGCAGGAATAGGGGGGCAATAGGGAATGATTAATTCAATCTCTAAAACCTCAAGATTCAACGGTGCTGATTACAAGCATGACCGCGATAGCGCACGCTTAACCAATCAGTACATCGACATATTCAATCTAATGGCAGATGGTGAGTTTCGCTCACTTAGCAAAATAGCGGCGTTAACAGGTCACCACGAATCAAGCATATCTGCGCAGTTAAGACACATGCGTAAAGAACGCTTTGGTTCGCACACGGTTAACAAAAAGCACAAAGGGAATGGCTTGTTTGAGTATCAGCTGATCGTCAATAAGGCGGCAGTTTAATGGTTTACGCGCTGGCAATGGAGGCATCCAGACTGAATTTTCCTTATGCGTTCAGTCACGCCAGCGCTTCTATATTTCATAAGGGAACGCCAGTGCATGGCGGCATAAGGAGTAATAAATAATGCGCGATTATGGAAAGGTTCATACATCGTTTTGGACTAGCCAGACAACAAGGACCATGAGTGAAGATGCAAGGTCGCTTGCGATGTACCTACTTACATGCCCACACGGAACAATATCAGGCGCATTTAGATTGCCTGATGGGTATGTTTGCGATGACTTGCAATGGGGTTCTGAAAGGGTTAATTCAACCCTTAATGAACTGTTAAATAAGGGCTTTGCTAACCGTTGCGAAACCACCAAATGGGTATGGATTGTTAAACATTTTGAGTGGAACAAACCAGAGAACCCAAATCAATTCAAGAGTGCGGCAAAAATTGCACAATCAATTCCTGACGAATGTAGCTGGAAGCAAGAATACATGAGGCTTAACGCATATTTTTTGGGTTTGGATTACACGAAAACTGAAACAGTTAACGAACCGTTAAACAACCCTTCGTTAACCAGTAACAGTAACAGTAACAGTAACAGTAACAGTAACAGTAACAGTAATTCTTGTGCGGAAATAAATTCCGCACCCAAGCAAAAAGGGAAAGCACTTGATCCAAATTGGTTGCTGCCAAAAGCATGGGGGGAATGGGCTTTATCTGAAAGACCAGACCTTACTGCAGACTTGATTAGAAAAGAAGCCGAAAAGTTTAAAGACCATTGGATAGCAAACTCAAATCAAGCCAAATCTAAAAAAGCTGATTGGGAGGCTACTTGGCGCAATTGGATTAGAAACGTATCAAAAGGCGCACTACCAACCGCACCACAGAAAACTCAATCAATTCACGATAAACGCAGTGCAACGGCTAAAGCCATGTTCGGAGATATTACAAATGCAGACAACCAGCCAAGAATCATCGATGTATCAGACTACACAACAGAACCCGATAGACCGCTTATTTCTGCGCATGGCTAGTTTCTACGGCAAGCATTGGATTGATATGTGGTCGGACGTGCCAGTTGATTCTGTGAAAGCGGAATGGCAATTGAAGCTATCTGGCATGAGTTCAAAAGCGGTATTTAAAGCCGTTGATTATTGCGCTGATCACTTGAGATTTCCCCCAACATTGCCAGAGTTTGTGCAGTTATGTAAAGCCAGTACACCAAGTGAAATGACCAAGGCAATTGGCAGGCAGTTTACGCAAGAAGAGTTGCAAAAGAACCATGAGCGCATGACTGAAATATCAACATCAATGACGGCAAAAAGTCGCACTGATTACCGCGCATGGATTAAACCAATCTTAGCTAATCCGAAAGCTTACCCAGATATTTCATTGAAGCTTGCAAAAGAAGTTGAGGCGATGACGGCATGATTTACGGTTCTGTATGTTCAGGCATTGAAGCTGCTACTGCCGCATGGCATCCGTTAGGTTGGAAGCCTTCTTTTTTCAGTGAAATTGAAAAATTCCCACGCGAGGTATTGGCGCACCACTATCCAAACGTGCCGTTACATGGCGACTTTACGACTATTCAGAAAGATGATTATGAGCCAATTGAGCTTCTTGTTGGAGGAACACCATGCCAATCATTCTCGGTTGCAGGACTTAGAGCAGGCCTTAATGACCCACGAGGAAACCTCATGCTTGAGTTTGGTGCGCTTGCTAAACGACTACAGCCCAAATGGTTGGTTTGGGAAAACGTACCAGGTGTCTTGTCCAGTAACGGTGGAAGGGATTTCGGAAGCTTCCTCGCTATGTTGGGGGAACTCGGGTATGGGTTCGCCTACAGGGTTCTTGACGCTCAATATTTTGGAGTGCCACAGCGCCGCAGACGTGTGTTCGTTGTCGGATGTCTTGGTGACTTCGGAAGTGCCGCAGCGGTACTTTTTGAGCGCGACAGCTTGCAGGGGAATTCTGCGCCGAGCAGAGAAAAGAGGGAAGAAGTTACCGAAATTGCTGGAACACTCACTTCAAACGGTGGCGGCCTCAACAGACCAGCAGGAAACGCTAACGAATTAGATTTTTGTGTCACATGGCCTGCTCAAGTTGCACCTACTTTAAATGCCTCATTTGGTACTAAGCAAGGGTTAGAAAACCAGCACATCAATGGGGGGGGGGGTTGTTCGTACCAAGTAGCCAAATGCCTAACAGCGAGGGGCGCTGGTTGCCAGAATCAGGACCCAGAAACATCAAATCTAATACCGATGCACGGAGGTCACTTTGACAATGTTCATACGGTTTCTCATGTAGTCCACGGCACTCAAGATCCATGCGTATCAGACATTGCTTTTGCCCAAGGTAGAAATAACGGAGGCGAGAATGTCTTGTTTCAGCACGTTGCAGCACCTCTGACTTTTAAAGTCAGAGGTGGATGTGAAGGCGGCGGCAAAGGTTATTTAGGCGCAGAAGATTCAGCATTTACTCTATCAACAGGTGCAGACCAGCAACTATTTCACAAGATGCAAGTGCGCCGCCTCATGCCAATAGAGTGTGAGCGCCTTCAAGGATTTAGCGATGATTTTACGAACATACCAGGCGCAAGTGATTCAGCACGTTACAAGGCGTTGGGTAACTCGATGGCAGTGCCTGTGATGTTTTGGTTGGGAACTAGGATTCAATTGGTGGAGGATTTATGTATATCTGCAAAGAGTGTTTAGTAGAAAAACCCCTTATTGAATTTCGTTTTCATAAAAAAGGTTATCGAATTGGAAAGTGCAAAAATTGCGAAAGAGAATATCAAAGAAAACTCTATAAAGAAGGCGGTGAAGTAACGCGAGAAAGAAAAAGATTGCACATGAAGAAAGTTCGTGAAGAAAACCCACAAGCAATTAGAAATTATCAAAATTCTTTAAGAGCAAAAAACCCAGAAAAAGCTAGGGAGAAAATGCGTGAATACGCAAGTAAAAGATTCTTTTGGGTTAAGGCAATGAAATTGAAAGGCGAAAACAAAGCTACTACAAAACAAATTGCATCTTTATGGAAAAGCCAAAAGGGATTATGTGCGCTTAGTGGATTAAGGCTTGATAGAACAGCTCAACTTGACCATAAATTGCCAAAAGCAAAAGGTGGTTTAGATGCAATTGAAAATCTGCAATGGCTATCAAAAGAAGTGAACTTAGCAAAGCGAGATTTAACGGATGAACAATTCATATCTCTTTGTAAAACTGTAATGGCTTGGATTGGTTCTCGCATAGAACTGATTGAGAGTATGCAAAAAGAGCAGGCGGCATGATCGAGAAAACCTGCAATCAATTCATCAAAGAAATGCGTGATGCTGGATTTAGTTTTACTTACCGGGCCACAAATGGAACTCAGACATTTACAGGTGAAGTGAAAGCAAGTGGTGAGAGTGAAGTGAAGGCAGTAAAGACTGCAGCTCAATCAAGAGCTGAGATTAAACAACTTTTTAAACAAGGATGATGATTATGAGCGAACAACAAATTGAGCAAGAAATTCAAACTAAAGGTTTAAATGCACCTCGTTTAACACCTGATCTTATTGATAGCGTGATTGTAAAAGATCGTTATTGGCAACCAGAAGGCACAACGCTAACAGTGTGCGCATTGGAACTTAAAAACGGAACACAAGTAACCGGTGAGAGCGCATGCGTAAGTGCTGCAAACTTTGATGCAGAAATTGGTAAAAAAATCGCTTACCAAAATGCACGCGAAAAGATTTGGGCGCTTGAAGG